TGTATGTGCAATCTGTCGGAAGTATTCTGTCCATTTCATAATTTTGCCTTTTTAATAACCTTCGGGTCTACCCCATACTTTTCACAGAGTTCTCGAAGAGCTTGTTTACCATCATTATAATAGATATTCAGATACGACTTAGCTTCATCTTGAGAGACACAATAATGCCCCGCAACCAAGTCTATCAACCAATCCTCATACTTGGTTTCCTTTGCCGCCTTTACATATTTGTTGTATTGCTTTCCACGTGGAATCGTGGTCGCAAAGAATAAATAGTGAACATCGGAGGGTAGCGTGTACTTTTGTATCTCATTGACCAGCGGGAGCTGATGAATGTTCATACTGAGGAATCGGTTGACCATATAGTTACTATAGGTTCGCTTCTCCCCATCATCCAATCCAGAGAAATAGTTTTTCTTCTGGTCAATATAAATTGCATTAATATGGTCAAATAGAGTCTTCGCCATCTTCATCCTCCTGCATTACAATCTGTTTGTTTGACCAGCCATTGTCAACCCCTTGCAGGATTTCAATTCGTTCAACTTGACCATCCTTTACATGCACCTTCTGAATCAATTGGGTATACGGCTTGATTTCATTATATGGGAATACTGGTATCTTCAAATTCTTCATCATCCGTTTCCGTTCCTTCTTTCCACAGAGGAAATAGATATACCGATGTTTTGCGGTTTCCTCTTTTCTGTAGAAGGTCTGACCGATAGTCTTTGCCAGATTCTCTACTGACTTGTTTCCCCAACGGGCTCCCACGGTACGGCTGTGTGTCCAGAGGTCATCTTCATTAATACGAATACTATAATCTGGCATCAACTTGGAATACCCACATCCTTGATATAGCCAATTGGTTGCTCTGTAGATACCACCCGTATGTGCTTGTTCGGGGTCTGCATAACTGACCAAGACTTTTACCTTGGGGTCATTCTTCTTCATCCAATCAAAGGACTGAGCAATTACAAAACTTTCCAGATTCTTTCCGTACCCATCCAAGCATACCAATCTGGTCAACTCCAATACTTCATCCAGCTCCAATCCTTCGGTAATAGAATCAACAGTCCGATTACTCACCGGATGCCCATAGGTTAAGCATCCAATCAAACGCTCGTTCTCCCCAGCAAAGAACGCATGCTCACCGTCCTCTACATAGAATACCCCAAGGGCATATCGTGTAGAGCTGAACTTATGCGTGTAATGGTGGGTTTCAATAAAATCCCGTGCCACATTCTTTGAAATTTCTCGGACTGTGACACGGGACTTATCTACGAACGAAGTTTCCATTAGTCCTCTAATACGAGCTTCGGACGGGTCGGTTCAGTCTCTACTTCTTCGGTACGAGTTTGGGTTGCCTGTTCATCAGTTCTGGCTGACTTTACTGGACGGAACATTTGATTTACATATCCACAAGCCACACAAGAAAAAGTAGGAATAGGAATGATACCTTCCTTTCCATTCGGTGAAGCTACAGCAGAAATCTTCTTCATCAACATAACTTCTTGGAAGGTGAGATTACCACAGTTCTCACAAACAATATCTGTAGCCAACGAAAGGTCGGGCATCTGTGGCTGGCGCATCTGCTGGCGCGGGTCGGGCGGAATAAACTTACTGGTCATAATTTCCTCTTACATTAAAATGTTATACATTGTTGCCATAAAATTAATTTCTTTATCTACTACGAATGCATCCCGATACTGACCTTCTGCGATATGGATAATCGTCTGTGGAATCTTGTTCGGGGCATAATCTTGAACCTTATCGTACAACAACCGATAGAGTTCTGTAAAGTCACGGATACCTGCATCGGCAACTATTTGACGGATTTCTTGAACCTTGTTAGTAGAAGGTTGATTGCTGGTCAAAGTATCCATAATCTTCAGCTTACTGTCACCAGCGATTACTTCGTTGACATTGACAGTCAACTTTCCATCACGGGTCTGTTGCTGAGCCGTTCCGATAATCCGACGAATATCGGGATAGTAGGCGTTCACCAGCGTAGCGATTGCCTGCTTCTCAAAGGTCACACCTTCTTGACCCAGTATGTTCGTAAGATGAACCGCAACTTCCTTCTTGGAAGGTGGAGTCAACGCAGAAGTCTGACACCGACTGACGATAGGTGGAATAATACGTTCAAAGTAATTACAAGTCAAGATGAATCTGGTTCTTTGGCTGAACACTTCCATCATATTACGAAGAGCCGCCTGGGCGTCTGGAGTTAATGCATCAGCCTCGTCCAGTACCACCACCTTCAACGGAGCGAATCCTGTAGTTGATGCAAAGTTCTTAATTTTGTCACGAATCACATCAATACCACGCTCGTCTGAAGCATTGATGAACAAATAGTCGCATTCGATATTCTTGATAAGAATCTTTGCTGCGGTAGTCTTACCCGTACCTGCCGTTCCGTAGAACAACAGATGCGGGATATCTTGGGTTTCGATATAATGGGCGAACTTCTCTTTGAGAGTTTCGTTTCCAATATAGTTGTCCAAGATAGACGGGCGGTATTTTTCTACCCAAATAGTGTGATTACTCATATTTTTTCATCGGGTCATTGGTCATTGTTGTAGGCATCTCATATAATCTAACACTATATCCAAGTTTTGTAAAGAAGAAGTCAATTTTATTTAAGATTTGTGGCTGAATATTCTTTTTCCAGTCATCTTCTTTATCAGAATCGGCATGATACACCACAACCATCATCTTGTCTTTCTTCTTGATACGGCCCTTTTTGGTTTCTTCCGTATGGGCGAACATCGTATTTATGATATTATCCCACTTAAACATCGCAGAACTGACATGGAGCGCCATAGTATCCGATGTTCTGAAACCTTCGGTAGTGTCCTCTAGCGTCTTTTTATGTATAGGCTTCGTATAATCAATCCAAAGTTTATTAGCTTTAAGAAACTCTTGATTCTTAATACTCTTTTTAACTCTACCAATAATCTTTGTTATCGTCTTACCTGTAAATCCGCAGATTTGTAAATACTGTCTGTGGGCATCTTCGTCTTTTGCAAACTGCTCCAAAGTAACACCCTTGCTAACAATATCTTCAAGATGCTTCACGGCGTCATCGGGACTTACAGCCTTCTTGATGATGTCTGGCTTCTTATTTAAAAGATTACCAACCGCCTTCAACTCTGCATCGGTGTAGTCCCTATGTACATTCTTGGGAATACGAATGACAGGAATTACAGTGCAATGCTTTGCTTCACTTGCAGCCATAACTGTGTGGTTGCCGTCACCAATGATATCTTCTCCATTGTGGCCACGACCTTCGTATACGACCACAGGCGAACATCCAGAAGTATCACCGCCGGCGTCCTCAATACGTTCCTTGATTTCCCTCTTGTGAGCTTCATCTTCAGCTAACCGAACCTGTAAACGCTTTAATACCGCGATGTCTTCTACTGGTTCTATGGTAACAACCAATCCATCTCTAGATTGAATCTTATCAACTAGAATTTGCATCATTTCTACATCGGGGGGAGCATCGTGACTTAGTTTCATACCATTTGATAAGTTATAGTACATAGGATTGTTTTTAGCATCCACCGCATTTAACATCCTACTTTCTGCAACTTCCATAGCATGATGGCTACCGTACCGAAGAACTTCAAACTTAAAAACATTTTTCTCAGTAGAAAATGCTTGATTAAATTCTTCGTTCTTTGACGAATGCCAGTACTTGTCTCCGAGTTTACCCTTGTGAATACCTATGTACATTTTTCCCGTTTCTAGATGGGTATACTTGTAAAGGTAAGATTCATACTGGGCAGGAGTGTTCCCAAGATAGATTTCACTTTCATTGATAGACGCCGGAAACTTCGCAAAATTAAGCAGATTCATTTTCTCCTACCGTGTTAGTTGATTGTTTAATTGTTTAATCATCTTAGCTTCGTTTAACTGCAACTCTTTGGTTCTGGCTATACTTCTTACACCTTGTTCGTGCCTAAAGTTTTCATCATCAAAGAATTTATCTAAAGTAGCAAATAAATCCTTTTTAAATTTGAAAAATAATCCATTCGGGTCAATTTCGTGATAGCAGTCAGACTCTTGGAAAATAACCGCAGTACCATTCATCATACAATCCGTTGCTGCCACGCTCCATCCATAGTTTGACTGGCGCATTTGGATTCCTACGGAGCAACGCTGGAGTCGGGTATAGTACTCATGCTTCGGGACTTTGGTATTGTCAATCCAGGATTCTTCCGGCTTTCCTTCCAGCTGTGGAACCCATACCACAAAGTCTTGTCTGGACTCACGATACTCTTTCATTAGCTCAATAAATTGCGGATATCCCTTGTATGCAGCGGCACGATGATTGAATACAATAATCTTTTCCTTTTCAGTAGGAGCGGAAATAATCTTTCCTTCGGGAACACCCAAGTGCCAGACCTGAAGAATTCTGTCTAGCTCTTGTACCTTCTCGTCATTAAACCATTGACGAGCTTCATCCAGTACCCGATTCTTTTGGTCTTGGGTGTTGAGATAACATACCTTCATACCCAATACACCCAATAGTTCTGCCACAATGTTTCGTTGACGATTCTTTCTGTCCTCAGCGTTACACGACTTCATTTCCCACCAATGTGCGTATCCAACAATATCCTTATCGGTATATCGCTTGACCATAAACCAATCGGGTAAATGCGAATACACTACATCGTATTCCAAATCTTGTAAGAGATTAATAGCCTTTCTAGGAAAGGTTACCCGCATATGAATCATA